TCAGTACAATGCATTGGTCTTTCATATATACTCAATTTACTCATATTGTCTATTATTGTTTTACTTATTCCATCTGCTAATCCGTTTTGTTTTGTAAAATCTAATTGGTCTAGTGTAACATGTAAAGTTTTTATAAAATCACTCATATTTATTGCATCTTTACATTGCTCATTTAAAAATACATTAATATTAAACTTATTATTTTGTGTATTATTATTATTATTATTGCCTACTTTTGGTATAAGTTCGCTTATTTGTTCTTGTTGTTTCATTAACTGATTTTGTTGTTGAAATATAATATTTTTTAATTCTTTATTATCATTTAATATTTGTATTATTGTGTCATTTGATATTGTCAATTGCGTATTTGAAATATCATTATTTGTTTCTTTATTTTCAATAAAATCACATTTTTTTTTATGACGATAATAACCAGAATGAAATTTATATATTTTTCCACACATACAAGGATAGTTGGATTTTTTTGTATCATTTAATGTATCATTGTGTTTTTTGCTGTTAAAATGTTTTGCTAAATCAGATTTTCTTTTAGCAACATAGTCACATTTATCACAATATAATTCAATCGAAGAATTTTGAGAATTATGTGTATCCATTTTATATAATAATGATACATTAAAATTTCTCTAAATTGTTTTAATTTTAAGAGTTTTAATGTATCATTTATGTATCATTTGTTTTATGGTATGAATAACTATTTTTAACAGATTTTTATTTATACCAATTAAGATTATACTTTAAAAATAATAATAAATTTATATATTTTTTGAGAATTTTGAGAATTATTTTGTATCAAAAAATGGTACATTATTTTTCTCAAAATAATTTGAGAATTTTATGTACCATTTTGTATCATTTTGACATTATGCTTTCATATCATTATTTATATATAATATTTTGTAATCTTTTTTCTATTTATAAATATTTTTTATTTTTTTTGAGAATTTTGAGAATTTTCACATGTACCATAAATGATACATAAAAATTCTCAAAAATTTGTAAAAAAAACATGGTAAGGACTTTTTACATATTGTTATTTTTTATTTAAAACCTTAAAGGTAATAAAACTGATTTTTAAGGCATTTTTCAACCATTTTTATATAAAGGCTGGCTCATATCAAAATTGGACATTTTAAGAATGTCCCATTCCAAAAAAATTGCCAAATCTTTTTTTGCTTTTTTTTTCATGTTTTTAAAGAATTATATTTTTATTATGTAATAAGAGATAAAAACAAAAAAAGGAGTTTTAAGCCTTTTTTTGTTTTTTCTTTTTTCTTTTTTTGTTTTTTCTTTTTTGTTTTTTGTTTTTTTGGTTTTTTGGTTTTTTGGTTTTTTGGTTAGTCAACCTCCCTGCAAATCCAGCGCGACAAATGCCTGCATGAGCAGTTACAATTTGTCCACTGAGTTTCGGGAGTTGTCAAGTCTTCCCACTTGGTCAAACTTCTTGGCTTGTTTGTTTGGTGCCTTGCGCAACAATTGCAAGAACCAAACGTCTTCAACACATCGCCACGGTTCAAGACCTTGCTTCTGTAAAAGACATTATAACCTTTTACTGATGAACCAAGGTTGCAATCAAATGTTGCAAACTCAATCATGGAAACAAGTTCCACAACTTTGGTCTTGATGAACGAGCGAACCGCTTGTTGCAAGATGTTGGCTGCCCAAGTGTGGTTCATAGACCAGATGTGGTCAAGAACGTCATTTGGGAGCTTGCTCAGGAGCGTGCTGTCGTATGTCTTGTAGCAAGACATCTGTGGGTTGGTGTTTGTTTGTGTTTTCTACTTGGGTACTATTGCTTAACTCAAATTTTTTCTATTCAATTTTTTCTAGAACCCCCAATCCTTGAAAATCAATTTCAAAAAATAATATATTTAAAAAAATAATAAATTTAAAAAAAATAATAATATATTAAAAAAATAATATATTATTAAAATAATTGGTCCTTAAAATGCTCTCATATTTCAATTTAACCGAGTCTAGGGAATCCAACAAGATTGGCGCCTATACCGAAACCAGCACCTGATCTAGCACTTGCACCCATAGTTGGAACGAATGTATCTAAAATAGAGAATGTTGCGGCAGCCATTAATGCAATAATAGCAATTTCTTCAAATTTTAAAGCACGTTTTTCAGGCGGTATAACAAAGGCAACAATCGCAACCATAAGACCTTCTACTAAATATTTAATGGCTCTTTTAACGAGTTCTCCCATACCTGGATTCATTTTGTTTATAATAAATATAAAGAAAAAAATAAAATAATTAAACTTATTATTTTTCTTAAATCTAAACTTTAAATTTGTTAATTCTAATTAATTTTAATAAATTAGTTTTTAATAAATTAGTTTTAATAAATTAGTATTTAAAATTATTTAAACAAAGCAATCTATTAATATTATAATGTCGGCAAAAAAATCTGCTAAAGCAAAAAAAGAGAATCTTGAAACTGCTGAAAATACTAAATATGTTGATTTATTAGACGAAGATAAACCAATTGCTGGTCAAAAGTTTGCTTGTTTAAGTTTCATTTCTCCTGAAGAAATAATTAGAAATAAACAATTATTTTTCTTTGAAAAATTCTTGAAAAATTTTGAATTTAAAAAGACTTTTGAAAAATATACTCAGTTTTTGAATTTTTTAAGTTATAAATATAATGTTGATTTTAACAAACTTACTAAAGATATGGAAGAATTTGTAGAAGAAGAAAAAGAAAATTTATTTTTAACAAGTTTAGATGATGAATATAAATCTTTCATTGATGCAAAAGAAGAACAATTAACCAAAGAATATAATGAAAAACACGAATTTCAAACAAATACACGAGGTCTAAAAGTTAGAGGTGTATTTGCTACACAAGAAGAAGCAGAAATGAAATGTAAAATGCTAAGACAAGAAGATACAAATCACGATGTTTATGTAGGACCAGTCGGTATGTGGATGCCATTCCATCCGGAAGCATATAAAACAGGTCGTGTAGAATATTTAGAAAAAGAACTAAATGAATTAATGGCACAAAAGAAACAAAACGATGAAGTCTCTAAAGAAGAATTTAAGAAACGTGTAAAAGATTCTAAACGTAAAGCGATTGAAGAAAATGTTGCAAAAGCAGAAAAAGAAGGCAATAAACTTATGCAAACCATTGATGAAGATGGTAATTTAGTAAATGCAGATAGAATGGATGTTCCTGGTAAAAATCTATTATTTGGAACTGGTGAAAATGATGATGCTGCAACGGCAGATTTACGTAAAGAATTATTTGAAGCTGAAGATGTAATTTTATCAAGTCAAAAAGATAATGACCATGGTTTAAGTGAAATTTTAGAAAGACAAAAAGAAAGAGAAGAAAAAGAAAGAGAAGAAAAAGAAAAAGAAGAGGAACCAGATAAATCACAACAAATTGATAAAATTAATATAGATTAATAAATAATTTATATATATATATATATTAATTATGGATTACTTAAACGAATTAAAAGATATATTAAAAAAAGTTTATGGTTTAGATTATCATAGTGATAAAACAGATAATGAATATCACAAAAAAGGTTATGAATTTTTTAATGAGCCAGAAACAAAAGAAAATATAGACGCGGCTATAGAATTATTATCTAAAAAAAATGAAAATTTTATTTTAATAGATATAGAAAATATTTATTTTCATTATACAGCATCTCCAACAGATAAAAGGCTACTTGCTGGAATATTAAAACCATATTTAAAAAAATATAATATTGTATTATTTTGTCAAAAACATAGTCTTGAGAATGCTAATGAAAAGGTTAAAACAGATGGACGAATAAAAAATTTAGTAGATCATTTACCAAGAAGACTTGCTAAAAAAGTTTATATATTCTCAGGAGATAAACAATATGAAAAAACACTGTTAGGAAAAGTTTTAAACTTTGGAAAAAAACTTAAAAGATTTCAGGAAGTACAAATAATACTTAAAGAAGTTCCAAATCAAAGTGAAGTAGATGATATTTTATTAGTCTATGTTGCTAAACAACTAATAGAAAAAGAAAAAAAAAATATTTTTATAGTATCACGTGATAAATTTAAATGGTTAGCAGGCAATCCTACATTAATGAATGCTATTACAAAAATAAGAAAAGATTCTATTGGTGATCAAGATATATCACTAGATATACCTAATAATAACACTAGAAAAAGACATAAAGCCCCTTCAGACCGTCTAAGAAGAGATCGGAACCCCCCCCCCACCACAAGAAAAAGACATCGTGATAGTTCTGGTTCTAGTTCTGGTTCTAGTTCTAGTTCTGGTTCTGGTTCTAGTTCTGGTTCTGGTTCTGGTTCTAGTTCTAGTTCTACTAAGAAAAGGAAAAAAAAATCGCGCATGGGGCGATCTCCCCATAAAAGATAAAATTGAAATAATTTATTTAAAAAATATAAAAATAAATTATTAACATATATTAAGGTAATATGAGTAAAACCGAAACACCACCTAGCACTTGTAGTTTAATTAATTGTACAAAGAAGATTAAATTAACTGATTTTGCTTGTAAATGTGAAAAATATTATTGCAAATATCATAAAGACCCGCTAAATCATAATTGTAGTTATGATTATAAAGAAACTAATAAAAAACAAAAAAAAATTGATGATTTAATTTGTAAAGCGGTTAAAGTACAAAAACTATAAATATATTATAGGGATTTATAATAAATACAAAATTATATCTATTATAAATCATAGTAATATTAATATGAAATATAATGATCCAAATTATCATAAAATTAATTATAGCAATTATAGTTTAAAAGAACTATATGAGGAACGAATTAATATAATAAATAATAATTATAACTATAATCCAAAATCATTATACAAAATAGTTGATTTTATTGAAAGTGAAATATTAAAAGATGAAAAAGGAATGATACTTTTGGTTAATTTACAAATAATAGCAGAAAATAGACGCCATTTGGAATATACTTATTGTTCTAAAGAACAACATAATTATCTATTTTCAAAACTATTAGAGTCAGCACATAATTGTGAGACACTATTGAATTTAAAGAAAGATAGTATAATAACCCACGAAGAAAAATTTCTTAAGAATTGGTTAAACTTAACACATTTTATAGGGAAAATTACAAATAATTTTATAAATGAAATTAAAGAAGTAATTTTATTATGTGGAAGTAATAAAAGTATTAAATAATAATAAATAATATTGAATTATATGAAATATAATATTTATTTATTATAATAAATAAATAATGGATGTTAAAGTATTAATTAGAACATTTTTTTTCTATTTTTTTACAAGTGGATTAATAATATCTTTAGCATTAACTTTTTTAGAACATGTTAGTAAATTTTATAGTTTTGTGAATGTTTTTGCATTTGCCAGTGGCAGTTTTTTTTTAATTAATTTGATGCAATACAATGTTGTTGCAGAAAATAATCCACTCGCGGTTAAAGGATTTTTAATACATACTATTTTGGGAGTATTAAGTTTTCTATTTTTAACAACTACTATGTTACTCTTACATAGTTTTAAATATAGCAGAAGTGATATTATAACAATTATGTTATCATTAATGATAATAATATTTGTAACATATCTTTATAGTTATAAAAAAGGGTTTTTAGATTTTTTAAGTTAATTTTGTTTTTATGAATAAAAATGGTTTTTATAATAAATATGATATTATTAATATATTATATATAATATATATAATATAATAATGAAAAGTAAAAAAAATGTTAAAAAATATAGAAAAAAAAGTACAAGAAATTATGGAAAAAAATCACAAAAAAAAGGGGGAACGAACCATCCCCTTGCAATAAAAGTAAAATATGCATCACATGTCGATTTAACCGACCAATCAGAAGAAGTTTATTTTAAATTTCAATATAATATATGCGCAATATATTCAAATCCAATATTTTTTATTAAAACTACTGATTGTGATAACGAATATAATAAAGTTCCTATAAATCATCCAGTACAATTAAGAACACCTTGTCAAGAAATGAAAAACATTACTTTAAATAGTAACAATAAGCATTTTATTGTTCCTGCTGTAACAAAGGAAAATATAATGTATATATTAAAAGATGAAATGAATTTTGATACAGAAATATTATTTATAACTTCACATAGTCATGATAATAAAATATTATGTGAAGATATTAATGGTAAATGTTATTTGAAACGTGATAAGGATAATCACTTATATATTTGCAATTCAAATCAATTAATGTCATGTGAGGAATTTTGTAGTAATTTACTAGTTAAAAATAGTATAAAATTATTATTTTTTAATTGTTGTAGTATGTTACCCTTTGCTCTTGAAGTTTCAAGAGAATTTCCGAAGTTATATATTATTTGTTGGAGTACAGATGCAGAAGATGTTTCTTGTTTGGAATTTCAAAAAAAAATTTTAGATGAATTAAATAAATTACAAGGTGATGATTTAAAAGATGATAATTTAAAAATCGTATATAAAAATGCCGCTATAAGTTTTATAAACAGTTGTGGCAACATTGAACGTATAAAAGATCCTTCAGAATTTTCAAAAAATGAGTTAATGACACTTCGTCCTACTGGATTAAATTGTTTAATCAAAAATGAAGTTTTAATTGATAAGTTAGAAAACCTCGTGTATGAGTATGGTGTCCATGAGGATGTTGAAGTTCCAGAATTGCTTTAAACTTTTTATAAAAAAATATTTATACTGCATGTGAAGTTGCAATATGATTATAAATATTAATTTCCACTCTAAATAATCGCGTATGGGGGGGCGATCTCCCCACTTATATAATAAGCATCATTAATTAAAGTATTATTTTTAATAGCCCGACTCATTTTTGCAGATGAAAAATCTTCGTGTAATGCTGCCTTTGCTATTGATGACCAACTATTTAATACTTCTTTTGTTTTTGCATCTAATTTTTGAACACATTTACCAGATGAAGCAGTACAAATTCTTTCATTATTTTCTAAATCTTTTTTTAGAGAGATGCCATAATATCCTTCAAACGTTGCATCAATATTATGAAGCCGGATTGGTCCTCCTACAATATAGTTGCAATTTTTCAAATAATTTTTAATATCTTTGGATTCATTATTATTAATTAGTAAATTATTATTTTTTTTATAATTAATAAATTCTTCTACAATTTTATTAGTTGCAGCACGATAGTTTGGAGAGAAAGCACAATTTTCAAATAAAAAATTTTCTACTTCATTAGAACTATAAAGTTTTTTATATTCTATTGTTTTCAATGCTATTCCTTTAAATCCATGACATACTTGATTAGAAGTTTGATTTTTAAGACGACACGCTAAAAAACGTGTTCTCATATATTTATTGAAATTTTCAAATAATAATTTTGTAGGCTTAGTTCTATTATAAATACGGAATTGTGCTACAATAGTCGTTGAATCTACTTCTAAATCATTATGTAAAATACAACATTCATTAATAAATTTATCAAATTTTGATTTTAGGTTGGAATCAATATTAAAACTATTTTCTAAAATATTATTATTTTGATTAATTTCACATTTTTCTGTAATAGTTTTGAGAGAAAGTGTTAATTTTTCATTTTTCTCTCTATATTCATTGTTTTCTATTTTTAATTGTTCATTTTCATTACCTAATCTCTCAACTTCTGTTTTATAATTATTATTTTCTTCTATTAATTTATTGAAATTTTCAATATTATATGTTTTTTCAGTTATAATATCTTTTATATATTTTGAGAGACGACTAATAGTAAAATAAGTTGCATCATATGCTAAAATTTCGTGTTTATTGTATCCATTTACTTCAATACTGCGTATATGGGATTTTATTTTAGGATGTGATTTAATAGCATTTTCTATTTCTTGTCTATTATGAACTTTAAAGGCATCTCTCAAAATAAAGTTAGTATATGTTTTATGATGGTCTTGAACTCTTAATGGAAGATTGTTACTATGCCCGAATTTAATTAGTTTCTCTCCTTTTTCATTAGTATTATCAATTGTTCCAAAATAAATACATTCATTATTTACTGGAAATTGAGAGACAAGCGTTTTTTCAATAGTTTTAAATTTGTCTTGATTCGCATTTTTTAATAAATTGTCTTTTTGAGAGATTAGATCTTCTTTTTCATTTAATTCATTATCTTTAATTAATAATTTATTTTTCATTTCACTTGCTTCTTCTTCTAATACTTCTTGAATAAGTTCCTCTAACTTAATATAATATTCATGAATTTCATCTGCTTTTTTTGTTTGTGCTTTTAAACATAATGATTTAAATGTTTTAACATTTAAATAATATTTTTGAATATTATGACCACCACTACCTTTAGTTTTTGCTCCTCCAAGATGAGGAGCAAAATTATCATTATTAATTTCAATAATTTTTTGCTTTCCCACTAGGGAAAGCGACATCTTATAATCTTTTTCTACTTCAAAATTTTTTTCTAATATTCTTATAGCATTAAACTTTTGATTAAAACCTAACCATTTCCAAATATTATCTAAATCCACAATATAATCATCTGTTTTATGATAATTTAAATAACTATAAAAACTTGCTATAAATAATTGTTGTTGTGATTCGTTAAAAGTGTTTTTTACTTTATTTAATAAATTATTATTATGTGTTTCAGTTAGTTTTGTAATAGGATTATTTGTAATTAAATCTACAATATTGAATGAAGTCATTTTTTATAATATTATTTATTACTATTTCTTTAAGTTATTTTTGTTTTTATAATTAAAAAACAAATTTATAAAAGCAAAATTATTTTATATGTGCTTTCATAATTAAAAAGCAAAATTATAAAAGCATATAATCGCTTTGCCTAGATGTAAAGCGATTTTACTAAATATTTGTTTTCATAATTAAATTAAATTTTATGAAAACAAATTAAACAATTATCTTCTTTTTCTTCTGGATTTTTTATGGGGAAATTGCCTGTTACGCAATTTTCTTGATTTTTTATTAGATTTCTTGTATTTTTTAGATTTTCTTTTACCTCCACCGGTAGTAAATTTCCCGGCGGTATTAAATGATAGACCATTTATAAAAGAATTAATTGCGTTAATTATATCATTGTTTTCATCACCATCAAAAGCTTCAGCTAATTTTCTGCGTATATCTCCTCTATTAGAATTTAAATTTAATTCATCCTCACTCACAAGGATGTCATATACTTCCTCTATTTGTGGTTGTGTAGGAATGTTAGACATAGTATTTATTACCTAAATATAAAAATATTTTAAAAAAGGGGGGTTTGGGGGATATATCCCCCTACCATTTACTCTTCCGCACATTAATCTTAGGTCCTTTTTTCTTATCGCGTGTATTTGGGTCATAAACTTCTTCTTCATCATCAGATTCAAGATTTTTGCTAATTTCCCAAAATTCTTTTGAACCTAATTTGAATTGTTTATGATGGTCAGCTTTATACCAAAATATTTGCTCACTCAATTTATTAGATTTAGAATTATTATTAATTACTAAACACTCATAATTTTCGGTGCATTGATCCATAACTTGACAAAAGGATTCAAAAGTTGGAAACATACCTGCATAATTTTCATATATTTTTTTTCTATTAGATATGTATGGTTCGCGTAGGATAAAAACATAATCTATATTTGTACGGAGATTTGGAGGAATACCAAGGGGATATTGCATTGTGATGATCAGCATCATTTTCCAATGACGTCCGTTCATAAATAATAATCTCATCATTTTATCTTTAGTCCAACCGGCATCATAAAGACAATCATCTAAAATAACAAATGCACGAGGGTCAATAGTAGATTTTCTAAAGGTTTCCATTTCTTTTTTAATTTGTTTTAAAACAGTACGTTGACGCTTTAAAATATTTTCAATGATTGCAGTATTATATTCTTCGTGAATGAAGAGTTTGGGAACATGTTCAGCATAAAATCCATTACCTGCTTCAGTTCCACTAATAACAGTTCCAATAGGAATATCTTGGTGATAATAAAGAAGATCTCTAACAAGGTAAGATTTACCCGTGTCACGCCTACCAATTAAAACAATAACAGGTCCTTTATTTTCATCTGGTTTGAAACTAATATTTTTCATCTCAAATTTTTTTAATTCTAAAGTCATTATTTATTAAATATTATTAAATTATATTTAAATTTTAAATATTTACTTTAATACAAAAAATTAAATATTAATATTTTATAGAAAAACGTTTAAAACAAGAAAATTATTTATTATTAATAAAGTAATAAATAATTATGGATATAAATTATAAGAAAAATAAAAATACTGAATTATTTGATAAAATAAAATCAGAAGAGTTTTTAAATTTAGAAAATCCTCAAAATTATATTCCATTATATGAGAGATTTTTTAATTTTAATGAAACTAATTATAATTCAATAAACTTAAATAATGTATATAAATTAGAAACATTGACTGAAAAAATAGGATATTCAAAATTTAATGGTATTATTGTTGATAGTTCTAATAATAATATTAATAAGAAGATTTTTTTTAAATATAGTCCATTAGTTGATCCTACAAAATATATGATAGGTAAATACAATGACAAGGATTCTAGTTTTAATATATTAAATTTACCAAATTTTTTGAATAAAGAAGACAAAACTATAAATAATAAAGTTTTTGATCCTAATAATTCTGCATATAGTGATGGTTTTTTTTCATATTTATCTAGTTTATTGTTAAATTATTATGGATTTTTAAATGGAATAGATTATTATGGGTCTTTTTTAGCAATTAAGAATGATTTTTTAGTAGAAATAGATGAAGATTTAGAATATTTAGATGATTCCGATTACTTTCATCAAAATTTGAATAAAAGGTTTAAAATAATAGAAACAGAACATACAAAAAACATTTTTGCAAATACAAAAAAATGCAAACAAAAAATTAATATTAATAATGAAAACATAGATTTAATTACTGAAGAATTATTTATAAGTATTGAACTTGAACAAGAAGATAAAGATAAAGACAAAGATAAAGTTGAAATTGAAAACATGGATATAGAAAATAATGAAATACTATTAGAAGAATTAGATGAAAAATTATTTAAATTAGATGATTTAGTTGAATTAAATGAATTAAATAAAGAAAATAAAGAAAAAGACGAAACAGATGAAACTAAAGAAACAGATGAAACTAAAGAAAAAGACGAATCTAAAGAAAAAGATGAAACAAAAGAAAATAAAGAAAAAGATGAAAAATATAAAAAACATAAAAGAACAAATGATCTAGATTCAGTTAATTCTTCTTGTTCATCTAGATATTCAAATACTGAATCAAGTAACGAAGAAAATTCAGAGGAAGAAGATAGCGATGAAGAAAATTCAAGTAGTAGCGAATCATCTTGTGAAGAAGAAATATTTGCTACTATTGACAAATTCCCAGTTCAAACAATTGCATTAGAATGCTGTGAAGATACATTGGATGCTTATATTATTAATAATAAAATAAAAGACCCAGAATACGAATCAATCGTTTTGCAAATTTTGTTTATGCTAATTACATATCAAAAAGTGTTTGATTTCACACATAATGACCTTCATACAAATAATATTGTATATAATAAGACAGAAAAGAAATTTTTATATTATAAATTTAATAATGCCCATTATAAAGTACCAACTTTTGGAAAAATATATAAAATTATTGATTTCGGTAGAGCAATATACAGATTTAAAGGACAATTAATATGTAGCGATAGTTATGCACCAGAAGGCGATGCAGCAACACAATATAATTGTGAGCCATATTTTAATGAAAACAAAGCAAGATTAGAGCCTAATTATAGTTTTGATTTATGTCGTTTAGGATGTAGTTTATTTGATTATTTTATACAAGATATTGATGATATAAAAAAATTACGTTCGCCAATTAAGAAGTTAATGATAGAATGGGTTTTTGATGATAAAAATAAAAATATTTTATATAAAAATGACGGCGATGAGAGATATCCTGATTTTAAATTATATAAAATGATTGCACGAACCGTTCATAATCATACTCCACAAAAAGTATTGAAAAAGGAAGTATTTGAAAAATACACTATTGCGCGAAAAAAAATAAATAATCAATCAGCAATTTTTAATATAGATGAATTACCAATTATGACACAATAAATAAAAATAATTTAAATATATTATTGTTAATTTTAATAATATATTTATGAGAAAATTTATAAATTCAAAACACTTATTTAATAATCGCGTAGTCCTCCGCGTCAAAAATCCGGTTTATTAATAAAAGCACCAGGAGTTGATTTTATATTTCCTATTAATTCATTTAAATTAAATTGGTCTAATAATAAAATAGTAATTGTTGCTGATATAAATACAATTATTGTATCAATAACCATATGCTTTAATGGTTTGTTTTCTTTTAATATAAATCTCATTTCAATGAATTTTATTAAAAAATATATAATACTAATTATTCCTGCTGTTAATACTTGATTATTCATTATTATTATTATTATTAATAATGAATAATTATTTACTAAATAAACGAATATTATTTTAAATATTTAAAGTTTGAGTTCTTCAATATCAAGTTCTATATTGTCATCTAATTTTTCAGTATCTAAATCTAGCACATCTAAATCAAATTTATCGGGGTCTTCATCTAATGATTTGATACCAAGATCCAAATCACTTAATTTATCTTTTTTATTGCTAATAGGTTCTCCAATAACTAATTTTTCACTTCCAACAGATTCATCAACACTTTCATCTTCTGTAAAATATTCACTATCTGTTCCGCTATCTTCATTTAAATCACTAACATCTTTCAAAACAGCAGATTCTTTATTTAAAGATTTATTTGCTTCACTAATGGCTTTTTTAACATTAGCTTTTGATTCTTTGCGTAATTTTTCTTCAACCTCGGCTTTAATGCTTGCTAATTCTTTTTCTTTTTTTTCTTTTTCCATTTTTTTAATAGCTTCTTCATCAAGTATTTGTTCTTTAGTTTCTTCAATTTCAACATCGGTTTCTTGTGTTTCATCTAAATAAATTTTTAAAATATTTTCAATAGGAATATTTTCTCTAATACTGTTTAAAATACATTCTTTTACAATTATTTCTAATTCTCTGTTATTTTTCTGTGTTTGTAATGGTAAAATATCTTTTTCAAATAAATATACATTTATATATACTTTTCGCGCAATAGCAATATATGCTTTATGAATAAAAGTATTTAAATTGGGAATATCAATATTAACTTTTTTTTGTTTTAATCCAACACGAGTAACAGTAAGTGATTTAAGTTGAGTAATATGAACACATGTAATGAGGTCTTCTAAATAATTACAGGCACTTGTTGCAATAATTCTATCTTTTTCAATTTCAACAATTTCAGAACTCCATTTTGGAATATTATTTAATAAATTTTGAAATGTCATTAAATATTTAGATTCTTCTTCATTGTCTATGCATAAATTATATGCTTCATCAAAAATAGATTTAATACCTTCAATCATACAAGGAGATAATATATTAGTTAAACGAGCAGACCATTCATTTTTTGATTCAATTATTGTATTAATATTATAATCGTCCATATTTTATTAAATCACTATATTTTCTAAATAAAGTTATAACGAAAAAATATATTTATTATATCTTCTAAATAAAGTTATAACGAAAAATAATTTTATATAATTTTATATAATTTTATATAATTTTATAAAAAATTAATATTTTCTAAATTATCTATTTTTTTATTAAATAAAAAGTTTAAACAAAACATAATTATTAATTTTTCATTTCTAAAATATTTTTTATATACTTCAATAATTATTAAAAATTGGTATTTATTTATATCATCTTCTAAATGTTTATCAATATAATTAATAAGCATATTACCTGTGATTCCATGATTATATAAATTATTAGTTAATTTAATATTATTTAATAATGATTTTTTTTCAGTAACATCGTTTTTGATATCATTATCATGATTATCATTCAAATGTTTATTTAAAGTATAATATTTTTTTTGATAAAAAGTATTATTTACGAGATTTAATTTATTATAAAAATAAATATCACTAAACCTTGAAATAATGGGTTTTAATAATTTTGATTTATCTTCTACAACTATAAAAAAACGTGTGCTATGATTATATATTTCAATTGATCTGCGAAGAGCAGATTGTGCATCAACAGTTAATTTATCAGCATTTAATAAAATAATTGATTTAAATAATGACGTATTTTCATTATTTAAAATAATAGAATTAGCAAAATATTTTAGATTTTCTCTAATAAATTTTATATTACCTTTACCGTGTGAGCAGTTAATTGTCAATACATATTTATTAAAATTTTCTTGTGTTAAATAAATTTTTTTTAAGAAGTTTTCTAACAATGTTTTTTTTCCAGTAAGATTAGTGCCGTGAAAAATGATATTACTAATACTATTGGTTTCATACAATTGTATTAAATTATTTAATATATCTTGATTATGATTTTCAATAATATTCATTTATTAAATAATTATTATTTATTAGTAATTAATATTTATTACTATTTATTACTATTTATTATTATTTATTATTATTTATTATAATATTACAAATATTAATTAAATAAGTATCTTATGTAAATATTTATTAATAATATATAATATGGCAAGTACAACATTAGCAAATCAAGTTTCTACAATAAGTATAAAACAAAAATTAAGTATTTCAATTGAAGTAGAATTAGAAACAACAATAGAAGGTGGTTCTGGTTTAAGTGCAGCACAATTAGAAGCACTAGTAAATAGTAGTAATGCTAATTTAGATATAAGTTCAATCATTTTACAAGTATTAGGTGGTTTTAATAATGCAAGTTTAGGTAGCACAGAAATTAGTGGTGGATTAATAGCTGACGATATAACAGTAAATGAATTATTATTTTCTTCAGATGGACAAATATTAGATATAAGTGATATAAGACTTGATATAAGCAATTTAAAAACGAGTGTAAGTTATTTTAGCAGTATTATTACAGAAATTTCTACTAATTTATTTATTTTGGATAATAGTACAGTTAAAATAGATATTTTTAATGATTTGAGTTCTTCCCATTACATTTTAGAAAATAGAATAAATGATTTGAGTATAAACTTTTATAATTTAGAAAATAGAATAAATGATATATCATTTATTTTTGATAATTTTGAATTAAGTAATAATAGAATTTTAGTAAAATTATCAATGGATATTTCAAATTTATTAATAACTAGTAATGATTTTAGTTTTTCATATTTAGAAACACTTGATAATAGTGATAATTTTGTATTATCTTTAAAACAATTAAATGAATTATTAGGAACTTATAATTTTGCAACAACACAAGATTTAAGTTCAATAAATATTGACATAAGCTCATCATTTGAATATGTAAATGACATAAATCAAACATTTTACGAAATTATGACACAACAACCAAATAAATTTAGAAAATTACTTGCGAATCCAATACAAATAACTACATCAGAAATAATAATAAATTGGTCATTTGAACATTTAATAGCAGATCATTGCAACAATTCGGTATATAAAGCACAATTATCTTATCCATCAAATAATAATATTAAATTGGCACAATTACCATATATTGATAAAATTCAAATTGATATAAGTGGAAAATTTGAAGATGGAACACAAAGTGAATGGTTAAATTTATCAACAATAATTATACCTTCAGATATTTGTTATAATACAAATAATTATAAAAGTTTAACAATAACAAAACCAGGTAATGCTAATTATAGTAATAATGATGTAAATAATTTATTAAATAATAATAATTTATTTGATTTAAGAGTTTATGGTATTAATAATGCTACAAATTATCCTTCTATAGAACAACGTGCTTTAATTTATGATTTTTTGATATTTGAAGGAGCAGCAGCACCTTCGGCACCTATTATACAATCTGAATCAGTTATAAGCACGAATATTTTAAGATTAACATTTGTTGTAAATAATACAGAAAAAGATATATCAAATTCAAGTGCAAAAATAGAATTTTTAGATATTTCATATTCATTAAATGAATCATTACGTTCTTCTTATTTAACATTTAATCCAAGTGATTATAACGTGCAAAATACAGGTGAAGATTATAGTAATAATTTAATAGAACAAAATGAGCAATTTAGTGATAACATAACTGGTTTGTTTTCTGGTTCAAATTATAATTATCAAGCTCGTGTTAGAAATAATTTAAATGATTTATCATTTTCGGAATATAGTGACATTAGTTTAAGTAATTATACACTTTTACCTAGTTCAGGACAAAATACAAATATAGATTTTTCAGTAGATAATACTATAAAAAGGTATATTACTAATAGTGATTTTGATAACACTGAAGTAATTTATATTAATTTATCGGATTCAAATAATAAAATAGAATTTGAAGAAACTAATTTACAAAATTTTGAAGTAACAAATCCAACTGCATCGGTAAATGATAATTATGGTTATGGAAAATTTTTAGATACTATGCCTTCAAATAGTGCTTTAGTAACAATAAATGTTTATGTAGATGATGTAAGTAAGCAAACTATAATATATGACAATTCATTTACAAGAACTAATGTAATAAATAATTATAGCCATTCTTATTTTGTTAATAACACTCTTAGCATTGGTGATGCTATACAACTTCAAGCTAAAAAAAAGGGTTTTAGATTAAAAGGTAGTTTAAATTTAAATCATATAACAGACCGTGCTAGTATAATAGATAAAATAGGAGTACCTCGTAGCAGTCCTTATAAAATAACTTTTGAATATTTGAGACATAATGATGTTAATGGTGTAAATAGCACTATAGTTCATAATATTTATATAGATGATTTTTCAGGTATTCCAGTAATAAATACTATAGATAATTCAAATGTTGTTACGCAATTGGCTTATAATATGGGAATACCAAGTGTTCAAAGTTTTAATTTAAAATTTTTAAGAAATTATAATGCTATTAATTCGGAACATTTATATATTCTTTCAAGTAAAAAAATATCAAAAATAAATCCTATAAACAATACATCTGCAAATGGAGAAAAAACAATAATATTAAATAATAGAGCAGATATTAATGAATTTGGAACATATTATTATAATTATAATGAGTTTGATAGTGCTACAAATGATTATTATAAAAATTTAAATTATACTAATTCATTATTAACCAATAATTATAAATTAAATTGGAATGAAAAAGTATATAATTTATATAGTAATTATAGTACAAATGGTAATAATTTTGATATTTCACATATAACAAATCATTTTTGTGATTATAATAGTTTTAATAAAACTAATAATAAAATAAATAATTCAAAATTAGATTTAACTCTAATAAATGTTTATGAAATAGATAATATAAATGAATTAGGTAACAATATTGGAAATTTAACAATTAGCCATTATAATAATCATAATAATTTAGTAAAAGATAATACTTTATTATATATTAATGGTAAATTCCAAAGTAATAAAACTCAATCATATCCAAATATATCTGAATTCAGTTATAATTTAATAAATGGTTCAATTACAAATAATTATAATGCCGGAAATGTAAGCTATGATTTATCTGGTGTATTAAATAATAATATAAATAATGGATATAAATTTATAACATTTCAAATAAAAAAAAGTAATGACTATATATTTAATAATATAGAATATTCTAGAATACAATATGGTAGTTTTATTTATATTTCAATTAAATCAATGTTAAATGGGTTATTTGATAGTAATATTATTGATAAAATATTTGATCTAAATGATAATGATGCTATCGGATTCGTAAAAGTAACTTTACAAGGATCTAATGCTGTAAGAGTTGGTAATTTAAAAATAGCATATAATCCTGTTGGTGGTGATTGGATTAATAATGGTAGTACACCAATATCATATAACAATAGTTTAATAAAAGCTTATGGTTCAAAAGTAGTTAATGATAATGGCGATAAAGGTATTTTTATAAATCCTGATGCAGTAAATGATGATTTAACAATATTTATTGGATTAAAAAATAATTAAAAATTAAAAATTAAAAAATTAAAAATAAAAACATATTTAAATTAAATAATAAAAAATAAAAACATATTTAAATTAAATACATACTCATTATTATAAGTTATTATTATAACAATGAGTGATACAAATTTTTTTGATGTTGCAGAAAAAGTAGATATTTTAATAAAACAATCATTTGGATTTCCATCTACATCAGAAAATAAACAATGGTATGAAGAAACGGCAGTTAAATACAACAATTATTTAAATGGTGAAGAATTATTATTAGATATTATTCCACAAAATCCAGATTTCGATGTTTCTGGTATTGTAAAAACTGCTTCTGAAATTGGATTAAATACTAATGATTTTGCTGATTATAGTGATAATACTAATAACAAATCTTTGTGTAGTATCGTTGAAGATAGTACGGGTACTGTAATAAGATTTAAAAAGATTATTTTAGAAGAATGTCCGCAATTAGGGAATAATGCTGGTTCATCGTGGTTTAAATTAGATTCTTCAGGTAATAATATTTTAAGCGATGCTTTTCAGTTTAATTTTAAACAATATACAAATAATACCGGTAATTTAGTGCAACCATATTTATATAGTATTTTTACTCAATTATCATTAAATACTGGTTCACCAGATCTACCTTTTGGTCAAACAGGTGGTAATTGGTTTTTTGATGTAAAATCAGGAATTTTATTTTTTAGTGATTTTAATAATTTTTCAAATGGAGTACAAACAAATACTAATTTTCAAATCAATCTTGATAATAATAAACCAGTAATGACTTTTTATAAATACACAGGTAAAAAGGGAATAAATAATCTTACTACATCAAATAATAATAATGGTAACAATTATAATTTATTACAAATTGCTTCTACAAATATATCAAATAGTATAAGTGATGAAATAATAGAAACTGATACTAGCTATCAAATAATAAATGATTTGTCATTAAATTTAACAGCAATTAAAGATAATAGTAAATATAAAATATTATTAAATTTTAATTATTTAGCATCTAATTATTATGATAGCCTATTAAAAATTGCTTTGGTTTATAGAGTAAATAATGGAGTTGAAATTAGTATCGGAGAATATTTATTAGGCAATGAAAATGCAACTTTTAAATATGATTTTTTTAGTAATAATTTTTATAAAGATATATCTAGTCTTATTGGTGATAACATTAATTTTTATATAAAAGCAAAAATTAGTAGTTCAACAAATAATAATACTACAAATTATAATACTTTAGATAATATATATAAACCAAAAATAATATTAAGTAGATTGGGCAATATTTTAAATATTGAGGAAGTAAATACATAATAAAGTATTTTTAATTATATATAATAATAATAAAAAATGACTAATTATTTAGAATTTTTAAATCCAAATAGAAAGTGGAGCATGGGAAACCATGGTCAGTTGCAATATGTAAATGTAAGTGGTGATTTAAGTGTAAATAACATAACAACTAGTGATATTTCAATTAATAATTCATTAAACTCAAGACACGCAATAATTGATACTGCATTATTCAAAAATATAACAGTAAGCGAAATATTTACATCATCTAATTTAGAAGTAAGTAATTTTTCGACAACAGGAGACATATCATTTAACTCTAATGTTCGAATAGATGGAAATATTTTATCTTCAACCGGTAGTAGAGGCTTATATGGACAATTTTTAAGAGCTACTATCAGTGGATGGGATTGGCAATATTTAGATGCTTCATATGTATCGGATACTAGTTTTAATAGTGAAATTACCAGACTAGATATAAGCTTACAAAATCAAGACATATCATTAACACAAATAGCATATGATTTAAGTAATAATAAAAATAATTATTCGAATAAAAATAAATTTGATATATCAAATATATTAACAAATAATGCAGTTATTCAAGATTTAAGTTCAAGTTTTTTTAATACGATTACACCTATCAATTTAAATTCTAAAATTTTGATAAATTTAAAATGTACATTATATTGTAGTTTTGCGTTAGAAGAAAGAATAAGTTTAGAAGTTTGGAGAGATTTAAGTATGATAAGTCAAGATAATAATATAGGTTCTGTCATTGCTACTGGAGGATTGAGTATACCATATAATTTTACATTTTTAGACGAACTAAATAATAATAATAATAATAATATAATAAAATACTATTTAAAATATAAGTTAGAAAATAATAATAGTGGTGAAAAGATGGGTTTAATAAACATAGAAACTAATAATATAAATGGTAGTTCTAATATAATTTTAAGAGAATTGTAATATTTTTTCAGTTTTTTATAATATTTGTGAGTTTTTTATAATATTTTATTATATTATAAAAAATGGCAACAGCACTTGTTTTTAATCGTGCTAGTGATAATTACCTTTTCCACGGTAGTCAATTTAAAGCAGGTAATACTCGTGATTTTTTAAGATTATCTACCGCAAATAATGAAGCAGTAATTGATTTATGTAATAATTCCAACATTGATATAAGTGCAACTGATGTATTTATTAATGGTAATAGAGTAGTAACTTCAAGTGGATCCAGTGGTTCTACTTTAGGTAGTTTAGAAGTTACCGGAACCACTGTTTTACAAGATTTAAGTGCTGGAGCAACCGATATTAGTTCAACATTAAATGTTGCTGGTGCTGTTACATTAGATACTACATTAGATGTTACAGGAGACACAAGTGTTTCTACATTTGATTCTACAGGTGCTACTTCATTAGCAACAAGTGGTGGTGAAGTTAATATTGCTAAATCTGGAGTTATGACAACCATTAAAGGTACTTTAAATGTTGATGAAGCAGTAACTTTAGATAGTTCTTTAGATGTTACCGGAGACACAAGTGTTTCTACATTTGATTCTACAGGTGCTACTTCATTAGCAACAGGTGGTGGTGAAGTTAATATTGCTAAATCTGGAGTTATGACAACCATTAAAGGTACTTTAAATGTTGATGGAGCAGTAACTTTAGATAGTTCTTTAGATGTTACAGGAGACACAAGTGTTTCTACATTTGATTCTACAGGTGCTACTTCATTAGCAACAAGTGGTGGTGAAGTTAATATTGCTAAATCTGGAGTTATGACAACCATTAAAGGTACTTTAAATGTTGATGAAGCAGTAACTTTAGATAGTTCTTTAGATGTTACCGGAGACACAAGTGTTTCTACATTTGATTCTACAGGTGCTACTTCATTAGCAACAGGTGGTGGTGAAGTTAATATTGCTAAATCTGGAGTTATGACAACCGTTAAAGGTACTTTAAATGTTGATGAAGCAGTAACTTTAGATAGTTCTTTACAAATAGGTAGTGGACTAAAAGGAGGACAAATATACTCTACAACAACTGATCATGAACTAGTTATAGATCCATTTGGGTTAGATACTAATAGTGAATCATTACAAGATGCTTCAGGAGTTGTAACAATTTTAGGAGATTTAATAGTCAAAGGGAATACTACAACATTCCATTCTATAAATGTAGATATATCCGATCATTTACTTAAAATAGCAAGTGGTTCAACTACTGCCGGTCAAACTAATGGTGCTGGTATTGAAGTTGGTGATGGTTATGCAACATTTACATATAATTCTGCAGGATCAGGTAGTTGGACATCAAATATTGGCTTAGATGTTACCGGAGACACAAGTGTTTCTACATTTGATTCTACAGGTGCTACTTCATTAGCAACAGGTGGTGGTGAAGTTAATATTGCTAAATCTG